GGTGGTAAAAATTCTATGTCTGGCTTGCCGGCTGAAGATGTTTTGGGGTGTAATAATCCAAACTCATAATGAGTTAAAACAGTTTGTGGAGAAATCACTATTCCATAAGTCTTTGTTAGTTCAGCAATTTTTTTCATACAGGCTTCAAACTGAAGTCTTGTGATTGGGAAATTCCCAACAGAATCTTTGTTTTTATATCCAAACATTCCGGCAATAGCTATACCGATTGAGTTTGTATTACCACCACCGGTATGCTTTGCATACTTGCCGTCATAACAGTTTTTATTGTCTAAGGGAGTATAATTGCCGGCATGAATTTTTCCACAATTATCTACGATAAAATGATATGATTCTAGTTCTTTTTCATTGGGAGTATAATTACCCCCTGTCCAATGTATAATAATCTTTTTCATATAAAAACCTTTCTTGAAATAGAGGTCGTAATTTGCGACCTCTATTTTATTGGGAAATAATATTCAACAAGATAAGAAGCTGCGTCAAAAGGGTGTTCTAAAAATTTCATTTCTCTATCATTCTTAATCTGTTTCAAAGACGGAACATTAACTATTGATGTACCTTCTTTAAAAGATAGGTTATAGACATTGTGTAATAGCCACTTACATTTTTTGCTAATAAACAAACTTCTTTCGCCTTTAGAGTTGCAGACTCTAGCATTAAAGGCTTGAATACGATTTAGAATAGATGGATTGAAGTTCCTAAGTTGAAATTTTGGATTATAACCAAAGGCTTCTAACGCACGTTTTATAATCATATAGTTAGTAAACTCTGATTGAGAAGAACGATTATCGCCGGAAGCATCGCCATTAATCACAATATCGCCTTTATGATTAGGGTATCTTCTTAAAAATTCTTCGATAGCTTGTTGAGTTGTAGTATTCTCGATAACAATTTCATCAAAGAAATAGACGTTTTTATCATCTTTATGAGCCAAACACCAACACATTGGATCTACGTTGAAATCGCAAGTAAGATGTAATGGCAAATTCTCATTGTATTTGAGAGGTTTTATATTATCATCAGTAAACCCTTTTACGACTAAACCACTAGAATAATTACCAAATTGTCCAAGTACGTTAATTTTGTAATATTCCGGATCGAAATCTTCTTTCATAGATTCCAAATAATGTTCGGGTAAATATATATTGTTGGAAGTTGGAGCAATTATCAGACGATAATTTTCTTTTTTGTTTTCTACGAAACGCCTATAAATCCACCCTTTATCAGCTTGTGGGTTAGTATGTCCGAAAAGACGATAACGAAAGTTTCCCCAAGAAGATTTTACATTGGTATTTCTTAAACGACCTATAAGTTGTTTAAAAGCTGAATCGGAAATTTGTGATGCTTCTTCTATTTCTGCCCAATGTAAGTTTAATGACTTAATTTTCTCCGGATTATCAACCCCTTTAAAAAGAATTTCAGAGCCATTAGAGAGGGTTAATTTCTTTTCTATTTTATTAAAAGTGTAGTGTTTTCCGGCTACATATCCCATAGCTTCAAGATGTGAAAAATATGATTCTAGTGTTGTATCACGAACTAAAACATATTCTTTTGCACAAACTAAACCACGACTTCCGGGATATTTACGAGCAAGCATAATTCCTAAAAGTGAGCCACACCAAGTTTTTCCACTACCATAGCCACCTTGATATATAACTACATCAAGTTGGTGGTCGTGGGGTATATTAAAAAATTCTTGTTGTTTTTCAAGTAGAGTGTATTTCATTGTGATTGTCGTTATTTTCGATTTTATCTATACGTTTATGAGCTGATTTCGCACGTTCTTCAACTTTTACCATTCGTTCAATTAAACAATTATGCTTGTCTTGTTTTTCTTCAAGTCGTTTTATTTGGTTTTCGATAAATTTAATACTCATAGCTAGACCACCGATAAAAATACCGGCAGTCATAACATTGATAATGATTACTACTAAGAGGTCTAAACTAATTGACATTTCCACATTCCTTTATTACAGATTTGGAATACATCTACACACCAAGCCATTACATTGGCTTTGACAGTATTTACTCCGGAGTTTTTAATAATTTGTCTGAAGATAAGAGATGTTAGCCTACGATATTCTTTCATTGAGATACAGGCATTTAGGACATCACAGTAAACATACTTTTTTTCTTCAAGCATAAAATCGTGAGCCATTGAGCCAAGCAAAAAAGCATTATCTGTTGAACTACCGATAATTCTCCAAAAGAATTTAGGAATATCAGCTCCGTTCCAAATGAATTTAGCCGGAATATGAAACGAAAACTCCCTTTTTGTAGTTTTAACAATGACTACAACGTCATTATGGAGTTTAAACGGATATTTTCTTTTTTCAGCTTTTATATCATCTGTGTCGGTATCTTCTATGACACGCACACAAACAATAGGGGTTATGCTAAACCCCACGAAAACTATTCTTTCTTTCATATAAAATCTCCCTAACCGAATAAATCGCCTAAATCGCCATCAAGGATTCCTTCGTTACTAGATTGTTTTTCATATTTACAACCACGAGCCGGCATAAACTCATTAACATAGGTTACACTTAATGAGTCAGACCAATAAATAACATCTCCTTTTGCAAGAAAAACCGATATAGAGTGTTGGTTTACGCCTTTTGTAAGACAATAACCACTTTTTGTTCCATTTATGTACAAATATCTTTTATCTGTAACATCAGCAGCACAATTATACCAACCGGCACAAGGAGTAGTATAAGTATTGTCTGCGGCATCCGGAACTGTACCCATAGAGATTGTTTTTTCTACATCAGGAGCAATCCCATTCATAATATTGGACATAAAATCAACATTAGGAGTTGTATTACTTAGTTCTAAATCAGCACGTTTACTAATCATTCCATAGATTTCTCCCATTGGCAAAGTAAACGATTCATTTTCTTCATCTAGTGTAAAATAATTAGCAAAACCCTCTGTTTCGTAAATCTCTCTAATTAAGTCAAGAGATTTTGAAGGAGCAATTTTTGAGCCGGTTTTAGTTAATGAATATGGAATCATAACATAAGGTTTTGTTATTCCACTATCGGTTTCAAAATAAGTGTTCGCTAAATCTATTTCAGCATTAAACTGTTTAGAATAACTACAAGCTCCTAAATATACTTCTTTAACATTAGCTCTTGTCCAAGCATCAATTTCTAAAGATGTGGTATGAGTTTCAATCCCATTTGTAACAGAGAAATATAAACCTTGACCTTCTTTGTAGCCAAAGTCTATAATAAGTCTTTCTCCGGCAGTTAATGTCATAGCCGGAGTTTGCATCATTTTTGTACTATAATTATTGTCATAAAAATAAATCCAAAAAGAGCCATCATATTGACCTTGAATACCAAAACCATTTTGAACAGAATAACAATAATAAGAAGAAGTATTTGAGTAATTTTCTCCAACAATAGCTTCAAGATGTATATGAAAATTCCCAAAAGTTGTAGGTAAAACACAAGGTGTTTCAATCTGTGTTGTTTCTTGATTAAGTCCGACTGTTATCCCATTTTGGATAGTTACATTTCCTGTAATAGTTATATCTTGGAAAAGAATATCACAATCTTCCTTAATAGCATTTTGTTTATAACTCAAAAGTTTTGCATAAATATCTTTATCATAGCTTACATTACCGGTTACTAGTCCTTTAGTTTGGTTGATTTTATCAATACCAATTTCCGATAATCTTTCTAAATCACTATTAGGAGTCGTAGCAATAATTTCTTCTATTTCTTCAACTTTTTGTGTTGCAATTTCAGCTTGTTCTGTTGATAAAGCAATTTTTTCGTTTCCAATACGTTCAACCTCATCTTTTAAATCATATAAAACACTATTGTCGCTTTCAAAAGTATTAATAGCTTCATTAATTTCTATTAAAGTATTTTGAACGATATTAGAATGGTTTTGAGTAGATTGTTTTGCTTCAGTACAAGCTAAAAGAATTTTATTAGCTTCAGTTTTAGACATACCGGAAGTTTCGACTTTAACATCAATAACAGTTTCATTGACGTGCATTGAAACATTCAAAGAGTTATTAACAAAGGTAATATCTTCATTAACTCCTTTCTTAACAAGAAAAGGAATTATTGATGTGATGGTACGGATTCTATTTTGTGGATCAATGAGTTTTAATTCTCCGTATTGTTTTCCAATAACAAGATTTGAAGTAATTTCATTTGACAAAATTATCTCAAAAGATTTTCCACTCAAATTTCCATAAGTAAGAGTTACATTACCTAAAATAAAAGTTGCAGTAAATCCACTTAAATCTATTGTTGTATCAAAGTTTACTACAATAAATTGGTCGTCTAAAAAGTTTGTATCATCGCCTTGAATAATAGTTACATAATCCATTATACATTTCCTTCTAAATCACTTATTCTGTCAGCTAATTTTGCAATATCAGTTGTATTTGTAGAAATATTTGTAGCATTTGCAGAAATTCTAAGAGTTAATGCCGTAATCTGTTCTTGTAAATCTTTAAAGTTATTATTCAAAAGTGTGGAGCTTGCTAAACTACCATATTCAATTTCTTCAATTGCCATAGTATATTATCCTTTCTTTATGAAAGAACTCCGGATATGACATAACAAGCACTTGAAAAACAAAAAAAATAAGATATAATAAATAATGTAAGGGAAAAGCCCTAGCTGTCACTAGAGCTTAACCGTTTCCTTTACAAAGCAGATTGTAAAGTAGCTATCATCACGATAAGGGCGATAGCTATTTTTATTAGCAATCGATGCATTGTCCAACCTCCTTCCTCGACTGCATAACCGTAATACTGTTGTTCGAGGGGTGGTCGTCAGAACGGTTCCCATTTGCATTATTTAGTTTTCAATTTTTCTTAATTATATCATAATTTTAGGGCATGGATTTAACGGAGTATTCTTCCTCTATTTCTTTATAAACACGTTTCATAGCTCTATCGAAGTCAATTTTATTAGCTTTCATTTTAGGCTTAAATTTTTCTATTGCTTCCATATCGCCGTTTAAAATACATTCTTTTAGATAAGCTCTAGCTTGAAAAGAGTTAATCCCTTTTGTCGTTGAATAAAACGCATCAATTGGTTTTAGTTTTTCTTTTTTGTTTAGAGTAAAAGGTGTAAAAGTATCTTTGTATCTATCTTTTACACTTGCTTTATTCCAATTATTTGTATATTCATCTGAAATCTTTGTAACAACAGGGTTTATTAATGGAGCAGATTTACTTGCTACTTTTCTAATTGCACTATTTGGTAAATCCTCAATAAGTTCCGGCACTTCTAAGGCTTGTTTCCCAATTCTTGCATAGACTTCTCTGCCGTGTTCATTTTGTCCGACAAAAGGGCGAGGAAACAAATTATTAACTACTTTTTGTCCGATAGAATCTTTTTCCGTAAATCTATTATTAGAATAAGATGATAAATTCTTAATTCCTTCAGGATATTTTTCTTTATCCTTCATATAATCAACAGTTCGGCAACAAGCATTAATAGCATTAGAATAAATTGCAGTTTGAGCAAGAAACATCATAAAATAACGTCTTGCTTGCTGACCTCTTACACCGGCACCTTTTATATCATTAGTAAAAGAAGAAAGTCCTAATTTCCGAGAAAATTCTCTTACGGCAGAACCAAATTTACTTGATTGAGCAAATTTGTTTAAGAATTTTTGTCCGGCTTCAGATGAAAATATTGCTAAGGATTGACGTATGGTAGCTGACATATTCCAATCCGGAGAAAGTAAAAGCCTTTGACCTTTCTTTACACTACTAGGTTTTATTCCTAAAGTGTCCCAATTTTGACCACCAAAAGTATCGTTTACAAGTTGAGCAATATCTCTACGAACATTCTTTGATAAAGCCTTTTTACCATTTTCTGAAACTCTTTTTATTAGAGTATCATAAGTATGAAGTTTATAAGTATTGTGCAAATAATTCCATAAGAACTTATTATTTGTATCAATCATTGTTCTTGCAGATTTAGTAATACCTTTACTTGCTCCAAAAGTTACTTTATCAAGAACTTTTGAAAACCCATCCATAAAGGTATTAAATTCTCCAATATTAATATCAGAAATTGCACCAAATTGAACTCCATCTTTAATGGCTTCTCTAGCAAGTTTAGAGTTCTTAAAAAGCTCATAATTATTATTTTTTATTCCGTCAATAATTTTAGGAATATTTCCCAAAGTTTTTATTGTTTGAAACGGCAAAATATTTGAAGAATGAGCTGCTGAACTTTCTGTCAATGCAACGGCGTGCATACCATTAAATAAAAACTTACAACCTTTGGCAAAATTATTAACCATATCATAGCCATTACCGGCTTTTTCTAATAATTGTTTTGCCAAGTTATCTGTCTTTTTAGGGTTTAGTGAAGATTCTAAAACAGGTTTTAAAATTTCTTGAAATTCTTTTACGGCTGAAATCGGTTTACCATTCGGTAACTTTATTTCATCAATCGCACGCATAAATTTTGTGTTTTCAGTAGCATCAATTAATTGATTTGCATGAAGTTTTTGTATTTCTGCATAATCTAAAGTTTTTGGTTTTAAATTGATATGCTTTGTTATTCCATCGACCATAATATCTAAGCCGTTTTCAATCCCTTGTTTGTATGTAGGAATTACACGACCTAACTCAAATTGCGAGTTTGTTCTAATGTGTTGATTTAGAAATTTTTTATCAGCATCAGAAATATCCCAAATGTGAGTAATATATTCTTCTGGATTAATAAAACTTTTTAGTTCTTTAACTTCAGCTAATTTATTCCAATTTATTTCTAAGTCTTTAAAATGGTTATGAGCTAATGTTTTTAAAATATTTTTACTATCTTCAGTTAGTGATTTATAAATCTGATGTAAATCTTTCCTATCAAAATTTTTTATTGGTAAATCTGTGTTTTCACGAATAAACGGCATTATTTCTCGAAGTTGTTTAGGATTGATTTTTAGTTCTTTTGCAACATCATCAACTTCAGATATAAATTTATTTATCTTTAAAGACGTATCATAATTTGCTAAATCAATATTTGAACGTCTGTTATTGATAAGGTTTCTTAAATTATCCTTTATAGACTCAGCTTCAAGATTTTTAGGTTTTGATTCTTCAGCTATTTCTACGGCTTTATCAACGGCATTTCCTTTTATTTTATTGAGAATACCACCAATAGCAGTTGTTCCGACAATTCCTGTTGCAGCTCCTATTGCCGTATCTTTACCTAAATCTTTTGAGAACCCTTTTTCAGCAATACTAGAAGTTCCACTACCTAAAGCCCCTTGATATGCTCCGGTTAGAGCAAGATTTCCCCACATACCAAGTTTAGGAATACTAGTTTCCGGAGCTGCTAAAAATGGCAGAACTTCTCCGACAACTTTTCCTGCTTTTCCGGCAGTATTATTAACCGGCTTTCCCAAAAGTTTTGCATAACGATTTTGTTTTTCGTACTCGGTTAATTCTCTCATACCGAGTTTTCTTCGCCAAGTATTTCCATATCTCATACCGATTCCGGCACCAAGAGAAGAAAGACCTTGAACAACACCTTTTCCAAAATCTCTAGCACCACTTCCTATCTTTTGCATAGTAGTAGGTTCAACAATTTCTTCAACTTTACCTTCTAAACGAATTGGACTTTCATCTTCTTGAAAATCAATATTATTTTCAGCTTGAAAGTCCAATTCATTATCATCTTTTATAAAATCTATTGTCATTTTCTAATTTTATATCCCTTTTTTAATGCTTCTTGTAGTTGCGATTTTGGAATTGTGCCGTTTACACCATCTGGCGAAACGACATTAATACGAACATCTGGAGAACTATCATTAGGTTTTTTGCCATATTGAACGTGAGTATAATTATGACTATCCGGCTTATTTCCGTATAAAACGTGTGTATAGTTGTGAGATGCCGGCTTTTCTCCATAAAGTACATGAGTATAATTATGACTATCCGGTTTTTCTCCGTATTCAACTTTTATGATATTTTGTCCATTATTTTTATTTCTATGATAGTTTTTATTCCGTTCTGTTTTATTTTGTTGGTCATATCTAGCAGCTTTAGATATTATGCCTAATGCTCCGATATTAACCATTTCATCGGGGTTATAATTTTCGCTATTCAAGATTTGGTTATATTCATCTACTGATAATTGTCCACTATCAAGTCTTAATCTTTCATATTCGCCACGAGTCATATAGTCTTTTTGATATTTCTTAGAAACAAGAATTTTTGCTAAATCACTAGAATCAAGATTAACTCTGTTATTTCCGACTTCTACTCCTTGTTGTTCTAAAATATCTCTATACAAATCCCCTTTATATTTAGCATTAGCAATTTTATATGCAGTTGTAAGACCATATAAAGGATCTCCACTTAAAGCTCCTGTTAAACCACCGGCTAAAACCCCTTGAACAGTAGGACTTTGTGCTACTCTAGCGATTGTTCCGACACCTTCCCCTAGCTTTTGCATAAACCCTTTATCTTCACTAGGTCTAAGGTTTTCTATATTAAAACCATTGTTTCGGTTTTCTTTATATCCTTCAATAAAGTCATTTAATCCACTAGCTAAATTTCCGTAAATATCTTTTTTTACCGAATCAACATTTTGAGGAATAGTAGTTGGTTTAACTGAATTATTTGTATAATCATCAATAGCTTGTGAAATAATATTATCAGTTTCAGTATTTTGAGGTTGAACAACTTGTGGAACGTCTTGCATAATACCTTGTTCTACATTTTGTTTAACTCTATTTTCTGCAACATCAACGGCATTTTCAGCTAGCTTTTGAGTGTATTCTCCACTAGCTTTTGCACGTTTTCTATTTGTTCCGTCTAATGCCATAACTCCAAGTGCGACTAATGGATTAACTGATATAGCACCACTACCGGCAGAAGCTCCGACACTTGCTCCTGCTGAAGCTCCACTTATTGCCGGTACAGCTTTAGAAATTGCTTGTTGCACGGCTCCGGCTCCGTTTTGTAAATTTGTTCCAAGAGTTTGAATACCTTTGCCAATAGAATTATCAATATATCCACCAACAGTTGATAGACCTTCGCCAAAGTTCCCTACTTTAGAAGAAATATCATTGATGCGACTAATTGAGTTTCCATTTTGTTGAGATTGTTTTATTTCTTCTTCAACTTTTTTCTTTATCAATTCTTGTATAAGTTCGTTAGGGTTGTTTATCATATTTTACCTATAATCCATAAGAGTACGATTTAGAACTACTATTACCACTTGTTGATGCATTACCAGAACTTGTAGATAATGATAATGCTTGGTTTCCGTTTACGGCATTTTGACCTTGTAAATATGCGTTTAATAACAGATTAATCATATTACCTGTATTTGTTTGAGTATTTGCTAAAAGATTTGCAGTATAGTTAGAAATATTATCAGTCATTGCATTAGATAGATTATTATACATATTGGTTGCAGAGCTTGACCTTACCATATTTCTAGTCGCAAGAGGATTAATAATATTATTCTCCAAAGCCCTTCTACCACTTTCATTTAAGTTTTTTGTATAAGCATCTATCAAGGCTTTATTTGTCGGACTATCTAATGTTGGTTTTCGATATTCTTCCAATAGTTCATCTATATTTTTATTGGTATAATCGTAAACACTTTTATATGCCGTTCCGTCATTCAAAGTCGTTGTTGTTCCGTTGTTATCGGTTACAGATGTTACATACGGATTTTTGGTTGTTGTCTTTGAATACGTTGTCTTTGAGCTTGAACTTGATTTAGAACTAGAGCCACCACCCATTTTTTATAACCTTCTTTCTAGCTTATAGTAACATTCCAACGGTAATGATATTGAAAACTACAAGATTTTATAATCTGTTCCACAGTCATTACCTAAATTGTTTTATTGGCTTAAACCTTCTTTCTAGCTTATAGTAACATTCCAACGGTAATGACATTGAAAACTACAAGATTTTATAATCTGTTCCATAGTCATTACCTAAATTGTTTTATTGGCTTAAACCTTCTTTCTATTTTAATTATATGTTTGTCTTTTTAAGCAATATAAATTTTCTCCAATCTTTTTAAATCCACATTTTAAAATTTGGTAAATTGCCGTTTTGTGTTTTGTTCGAGCATAAATATCACAATTCCACCAAGTCAGAGATTCTTTAAAACATTCAAGGTTTATATTCATAGCTTTTCGATAAGCTACGGCATTTACATATAACTTGCCTTCAATTTCATAATAATAAATGTAACCCCTATGTTTACCCCCAACTATGAAAGAATAGAAGAAAGTATTGTTTACTATCCAATCAAAATCTTCATAATCTTCTACTTCTGATTGGGTTTCTTCAAATAATTTCTTACATTCTTCATAGTTGAATTGTGGATTTTGGGGAATGAGGACTTTCATTAGATTTGTTTAACCTTAATTTTACTAAATTCCATATTCTTTAAACAAAAACCTTCGCCTTGATTATATGTATAAAGTTGAATTTCTAACGTCTTAAAAGTTGCTGAAGGTAATTTATAAATTGAGTTTAATTCCTTTAAAGGAAAATACGTCATATCCCAATGCCCACTATCATAATAAAGAGCATCTTTCATTGTTTTAATCTGTATTTTCTTAACTTTAGGAGCTTTAAACATATCATAGTTTTTTATATATCTAATCCAAAAATCACTAGAATATGTCATATCTATTGTAACTCTTGGTGGGAAATATAGAATCTTTAAAGTATTATCCACACCTAAGTTTAAAGGAGTACATTTGTAATAACTTCTCAGAAAAGTGCCGTTAAAAGTATCTGTTTTATATTCTTCATAAATTTTTCCACTTTCGCCACCTGAATATAAAACATTGTTTATAATATTAAAACAAGTTACATCAGGACATTTTCGTTTAACCCATTCTTTATGGATATAATCAAAAATCATAATTGTTTTAACTTCCGGCTCAAAAGTCGGTATTAAAAACCAAATTTCATTTCTATCAGATAATACAATTGATAAAACTCTAATTTCTTTTAATCTACTTGGATCTATATCACATAATTCTTGTTGAATATCTAACGCAATATTATCTCCTAAAGTTTTATCTCCTGTAACAACTTGATTAAAAGAAAACACTCCTTTCTTTGTATCATCATAGAAATAAAGTTCTGTGCCGTGAAACACAAGGGAATCATAACTTGCACAACCCCCTGGACTTTCTTCAGATTGAGAATATGGATATTCTCCAGACAAAAGTATTGAACTGTTTTTAAAGAATATAGCCAAACTTCCCAAATAAGGAATGATTGCAGTAATGTTTTTAACATATTCAACATATCCGGAAGAAGTTGAAACTTCACTATCAGAGGTTTTAAAGTCATAAATATTTTCTTGAACAGAATACCAAAGAACATTATTATTGAATATCCATAATCTATTGTCATAATTAACCAACCCTAAACCTTTGACAGTTCTGTTGTCCATATCAACAAGTTCCATCATTTTAAGTTCGGTTTCAGCTCCTATTTCAAGGCTTAAAATTTCTTCTCCATTAGAAAAAACAAATAAATCAGACCAACCTTGTGCAATATCAAGACCACAAGATGAGCCTGTAACTGTAAGATTATCGACCTTTGTTGTTATTTCATTTAATAAAGAATTATATAAATATATTTTTCCGACTTCTGAATTTTCTGCATGTATAAAGAAATATGTTGTGTTTTTTTGAACACTCTCAAATATATTGATAATTCTTTCATCACTAGAAATTAAATCACATATAGAGATGTTACCTTTAGCAGTTCTTATTCCTACACCACTATTAATTCCGGTGTTAAATAATTCTACATTTTGAATATCAGAAGCAGTAATAAGCGAACTAGAAAAAGTTGCATTAATTCTTCTAATCCCACCAAATTTATTACAAATTAGTGATGTATTTTTTGTTGCCATAGAAAAATCTCTAAAAGGGTTGTATTTAATGAAATATCTGTTATAATGTTATTAGATTGAGGTATTACATAGTAATACTAGGTCTGTCACAGGCGGGGAATCCTCGCCATTTTTTATATTTGGGTAGATAATGAGTGAATTAGGAATTTTTATAGACGAGTCTGGTATTTTTGAACAAAATACTTCAAATGGAGAAAATTTAAAAGATTTTTATATTGTTTCTTTTTTATTCCATAATAAATCTCTGTCCATAGATGAAGATGTTAGAATGTTTGAAAAGTTTTTAGTAGAAAATAACTTTGACTCTCAATTTCCAATTCATACAATGCCTTTGATTAGACAACAAAAGCCTTATAATACATTAGATTCTGTCGTGCGTAGAAAATTATTTAATCACTTGTTTCAGTTTATGCGTAAATTAAAGTTGAAACACAAAGTGTTTGTATGTGATAAAAATTATTGTCCGACAAAACAAGCAATAAAACAGAATTTAGAAAAATTTATTAACCAAATGATTTCTGAAAATCACGATTATTTTAATAAATTTGATGAAATTGTAATATACTATGATTCTGGTCAAAACTATTTAACAAAAATTTTAAGAAATGCTTTTTCTTCAAATTTGAACAATTACAGATTTAAAGAAGATGTTTTTCAAGGGAAATATCGTTTACTACAATGTGCCGATATGGTATGTTCTCTTGAACTTATTAACCAACGAAAACAAAATGGAGAATCTATAAATGCTATAAATAATTTCTTTATCACAGATGGAAATTATAATAAAAATTATAAAAAAGCATTTAATAATTTAGAATTATAACTTACTACCACGTTACACGTTTTTCTTTGTTAATTCCGGCAGTATAGTTTAATAAAATCTTATAAGCCTTTGCAAACTGTTCTTTATACCCCGAATAGTTTTCATCTGTTTCTGATGCAATAGCATAAAGCATTGATTTAGTTATAAGTGCATTTTTAAAAATAGTTTCGTATTTTTCCGGAATATTAATAGAATCATTATCATTTTCAAGGGTATAAATCGCATCTCCAAAATCACTTTCTCCAATAGCAAGAGTTAAATACTCAACACTAACAGGATAGATATTGTCTGGAGTTGGATATAAATAAATTAAATCATTTTTAATAGTAAAACTTGTCGGCAATCCTGTTTTGGGTTCAAGTGTTTCGTAATTATCAATGAACTGAAGATAATTTGTTCCAATGCGAACAGAATAAACTTGATTACCATTTACACTTTTTTTAAGGATATTACCATTAGGAGTTGAATAGTCTGCAACATTTATTTTTGTTGAAAAATTCAACTCCTTAACTCTGAACGGAAAAGGATAAGAACACCAAAGTTCAGAGAGTGCTTTATTTATTGAAGATTTTAAAGCACTCTCCATTTCTTCGGAGCTTTCGGCATCTCCATCATACATAGACCAAGCCTGTCCGGCTACATCGTTATATATGCTTAGAAATGTCAAAGTCATTAATCAGCTTTCCCTTCTTTTTCTGCTATTTTTTCTTTTATCGTTTCAAGTTTCATTGTTTTAAGGTTTCCACCGATATTCAAAGACTTAGCTTTTTCAATCAGTTTTTCCCTTTCTTCATCAACAACTACAAGTTCTTTTACAGACTTTTTAGTCGTTGATTCTTTTGGTTTTTCTTTGATAGAACCTTTGATAACTTCATAATTTCCCCTATCTTCGAGGACAATACGAGTTGCTTCTTCTTCCGGCAAAGAAAAAACTATGCCGGTAGGAATAAATCTAATATCTGTCATAGTTTCTCCTTATAACCCAACTTTCTTACCAATAGCCCAAATTGTTCCGGCAAATCCTGTACCAAAATCAATATCAATGGCTCCGTCTTTGTTAATGAATCTAGCCGGATCTTGAATTTGTAAAACAGTAGTTGCTGATTTTGCAATTGTTAGGAGTAAATCCCCTAACATTGCGTTAGGGAACTTATCTCCATTTTTTATTGTTAGTGTGCAATCAGAAGAAGAAGTGTTTGTGATTGAAATAAACAAAGTATTATTCAAGCAATTCATAGCATTTTCTAATGTTATACCATTTGCAATACTAACAGTTTGAGGAGTTACAACTAAAACTCCGGCAGAATCAGAGTTTTCTATTACCGGATATTGAATTGAAATTATATCTCTAGCCATTAATTAATCCTTTCTTTTTAAGCAGCTCTTTTTGACAATGCTAAAGGAGCAGTAATCTTAACAGTTCCTAAGAAATCAGCTCTTGGAGCTCCAACACCATATAGACCATAGCCTTTGTATCTAGTGTTAAAGTTTTTCTCCGGCATATAGTCTTTCATATTTAAGTTTTTAGAAATACCACCGGCAAGAGTTTTACCTTTAATACCAAATAACGGATAATATGTAATTTGGTCGTTTTCTTTAACACTTGCTACGTTGTTAGAAACAACAATATCCCAACCACAAAGCTGACCGATATAGCCTTTTGCTATTTTCTTATGACCGGATTCCACATATTTAAGTTCATCAAGTTTTCCAAGATAGAACTGATACTCCGGTGGAACAACGGCAACCATTTGTCCGTCAATCCAATTTGTATGACCTTTTCTATCTCCACGTTGAAATTCAGCTTGCATATACGCAAGAATTTCTTTAGCATAATCAGCATCTAGTGGAATAGCTGCGTTAGCAGTATCAGCTAAATAATGTCCGGCTCTAGTGTAAAGTTGTCCATAAGCTGAATCAACCGCAGCCGCAAATTGTTTAATAGCATCTGAAGAATATTCTTTTGCTAATTCAACTTTTTGTTTCAAGTCTGGAGCATTAGCTATTTGTTGTTTTTTGACTTCATCAACTTCAAAGTGGAAAGCCTTACCTTTATCAAATTTTACTTTTGCAGTAGTAGTATTTGTAAGTTCGGCATCTTTTAAATCTCCACCGGTATAGTCAAAAAGATTTACCATAGCCGGCATAATAACATCAACTTCAGCTCCTGTTCTTACACCATCTTTTAATTCGGTATGAGCAAGTTGTCCAATTACCATTTCATCATAGACATATTTATTGTATGCCTTTGTAAAGGTAGTTATCATTAGTTGTTCATCTGACATATTTTATCTCCTTATACTAATTCACTAATCGCTTTTTCTAATTCTTCGGGGGTATAATCCTCAACCTTCTTTGTGATAGAAACAACTTTTGAAGATTGAGGGCTAAGAGTTTTCAGAGTATTTTTTTCTTTTTCGTTTTCAGAATCTGCATTTTGTTCAGCAAGAAATTCTTTTTTAAAATACTCTCTTAGATTTTCTATATGCTTAACAAATTCAGACGTTAAGAACATATCGCCTTTTGTTCGCAAAGCATCAGCAAAGAAATTCCTAAACTCCGGAACTTTAAACCACTCCGGAAATTCTTTTACAGAGTTCTTAACAAAGGTTTCAGCTTCCTGTCTTATTGTTTGGTATCTTTGAGCTTCTTGGTTTTGAATAAGTTGATTTCGTATTCTTTCGCCAAAAACTGAAACGTGTTTTACAACATCAACATTAAATTCATCTTCTATTTGAGCTAATAAATCATCTGTTGGGGATTGAGCATATAAAGCCAAAAGACCTCTAACTTTATCCGGCTCTTGAACTAAATATAGATATTTTTTAAATTCTTCTGCCTGTGCTGATGCAACTTGTAGTGCTAAATCTAATTCTTCTTTAGAATTATATCCAAGCTGAAATGCTTTTGCTTGTTCTTCTGTTTGTAGTTGTCTTAGCCTTTCGGTTTGTTTTTGAAACTCTATTCTTTCTTGTTCCCAATTACTTTTCTCAGCTTCTAATGGTTTTAAAGATTCATAGGCTTTTAATAAATCTTGAACTTTTACTGTCCCGTCATCATTGAGAAAATCTTTAGGAATTTCTGTATTTTCTTTCTTTGATTCTGATTCTCCGTCTTGGGTTTCTTGATTTTCTTTTGTTTCTTCATTGTTTTCTAAATCCTGTGTTTCTGTTTCTTCAGACTGATTTTCATCTAAGATACTTTGAATTTGCTCATCTAAAGAAGGACTATTATCCATAGCCCCATTCATTTCTTCATCCATATAAACTCCTTATTTTTTTGTAATTTGTCGTTGAGCCGTAAAAAAATCAGTTTCCCATTTATCAGTATCAGCAATAGTTTTCAACATTCCCTTAATAATTAACGGCTCCGTTTCGGAGTTCGATAGTTTCAAAATATTTTCTAGTTGGAATTGTCTAATTTTCTGATACTCGGCAGAACAAATTAATTCATACTTTTCTATTAAAATATCTTTGTTTTTCATTGTACTTGTGCCATTAAGCTATTTAATTCTTCTTGTGGGGTTTTGTCTGATACAGGGTTGCTATTTGCTTTTTTAGCATCAATAGCACCCTGTACCATTTGTTGAACTTCCGGTCTTTGTAATAGAACTTGTTGCACTTCAATAGGAATTTGTTGAGTTGCCTGTAAAAATCGTTCCGGATTTTCTACCCCTTTTTGTTCCATATACCAAACAAATATCGACTGAACATCTAAAGAAATATGATTAGAAAATCTTTCAACGGCTAAAATTACCATATCAGCAAAGCTAAATCTTTCCGTCATAGAATTTCTATCAGAGTATGTATAGCGATATTCTGCTTGTCTTATTTCATCTGTTATAACTACATTTTCCGGATTATTATCCTTGTTTAAAAATATATTCTCAATTCCAAATTTAAAATTAGCACAGAGTTTCGCAATATTTTTTATACTCGGAATAATAAAATATTGGTTTATAATATCCAAAACCATTGATAATCTTGTAGTTTGACCTTGTGTTTTAACTGAAATCTCTGTTGCCGTTTTATTTCCTTTTTCTTCAGCACCCATCATATTAGGGAATATGCCGGAGATTTCACTCATTAAATCAGATAAAAATGTAATATCTGCAATAAAAATATTCGTAGAAAAAGTTAAAGGATTAATGCTACTTGATGTATATAGTTGAGGATCGTATGTGATTATCTTTCCAGGATAGAGTTCTATTTCATCATCATCAAAAAAATCTTTAGGACACAATAGTGGGGGATTTTCTGTCAAAGATTGCATATCGACAGTTTTATTAAGCAGATTCTCTTGAACGTGGGCTAAATCCAATACTGAAAACAAAGGGCTTATACCTCTTTTTGTTTCCGGATCTTGCAAAAAAGTTCCGTAAGTGAATGGATTTATAACATATTTATTTTTCTCAAATCTTACTAAATATTTTCCACCGGCAACTACTGCGTGCCAATTTTTTAAGACTTTACCATTAGGAAGTGTAAAGTTTCCCCAATGTTCTAAGACTTCAATAGTTGAATTATTTTGGTGTTTATCTCTTAAAGCATCATCAGATTGGTTCGCAATATCAGAAATATTTGGCTCTCTTGTAATCATTTTTCTAAGAGATTCAGCTACTTCTTTTGATACGTTGTAACACTCGTTATTTATAATATCTTCCGGAGTTTTCCAACTCCTGTAAATTTTGGGTGCATTATCAAAATCTTCTATCTGAGAAACATCAAAAACAAAATCAGAAGGGCTTACTGCTATAACATAGGGATTATCATATATAGTTTTTTCATCAATAAAAAAGTTTTTTCCTTTAGTTTTAGCATGTATAACCTTAGCTAATTTAGCTAAATTACCTTCAAATAATGTTTCAAAAAACTTTATTGGTCGGCGATATTCTTCTTTTCTTGTTTTCCACGTTGTAAAAGTTATTAATTCTCCATATAACAAAGCATTATCAATAACTTTGTCGCAGATTTGTGAATAATTCATTTTTTCAAGAATATCCACCAACATAGCTTTTTGCTTATTAGCATTTGTATCAGCTTCTAAAGATTCTCCAGAAACATCAAACATAGAATTGATGCCGGAATAAGTATTTTTCCAAATAAAAGCCTTAAATGTTTGAAAGTACATGAATAATTTGCACATCTTAACTTTAGACTTCCATTTTTTTGACTTATCAGTTTCTTTAGATAAATCAGCTTTGAAAAAGATTTCTTTTATGAGATTATTTGCTTTAACTAAATTTGAACTTCGAGATTCGTTATAACTTTTAAAATCACTAACAATACGATTAGCGATATTTCCCATTTCTTCTTTAGATAATTTTATTTTTTTGTTTTCTTTTTCAACAATATATTCCATTAGATTTTTTTCTCGTCTAAACCTTCAATAGTTAAAACTTCTGGTTGATTTACTTGTAAATCTCCGTTTTCATCCATACCAAGTGCAACTCTTAAACCTTTTTGAGCTTTAGAAATACCGGACATAATCAAATCCATATTGTAAGCTGAAGCTCTAGGTTTAGCTTTTCCGAGCAATAGTTCATCTTTATATTGGTCTAATAAAGTTTGGATAACGTCTAAAGATTCATTAAATAATTGAATATGTCTTTCGTTAGCAGCAAGTTTATCTTCTTCAACTCTTTGACATAATTTTTGTTTTGTACGTTCTTCGATTTCTCTTTTTTTCTTGTTAATACCTTCACGGCTCATTCGTTCTGAAATAGTCGAACGTCTGATTTCTACATCTGGGATTTGTTCCATAACATAATCAAGAGTTTCGCCACGAAGATACAACGCACGAATTTTTGCCCAATCCTTAGCCGTAGGCTTGTGCTTTGGAATTTCTTTTTTTGGTCTTGCCATATATTAATCTCCTAAATTAAAGTCAAAAAAATGCGGTAGTGTTTCTACCGCTTGTACCATTTATGAGGAGGAGGAGTATGAGGGCTTATCCCTAAAAATCGGTTCTTTGCATCCGAAAAAATCACACCTTTTTTGTCGGATTTCAACTATTTCCCCTTTAGAGTTTTTAATCTCTTTGTTTTCTCCATAACATAGTCCGTAAGGGGTTTTACTTTTTTTTACGGCATCACTACTAGCATAATAAACTTGGTTGATTAGCAAAGCTATAATATCTTCAACCTTCTTTTTGTAAAAAACTTGTCTAAACATTTTCCCGTCTTTGATTCTTGTTTCAACAAGTGCTGCAACATCAGAATCACAAATCGGACAAATTCCCAAAATTAATTTTCTTCTATGAAACTCTTTGTTTTTATGTAAAAACCAAGTTTCAACAATTCTACTTTTTGTTTGACAATGTGAAAACATAGTAACCCCCATAGATTACGATACGTCAGCCTTTTTTCGTCTATCCCTAGTGTGGAAATCCACCTTTTTATTACACTCTCTCAATTTGTAATAAAAAACTACTTCAAATGTCCGTACCACCTATGAACTTATTATTGACTATCTAGCAAAAAACTAAAAGAAGTTGTGTTATTTTGTAAAATAATCTTTTACAATTTAACATAACCCCTTTTACAAAATCTTGAAATAGAATAATATAATAGAGTAAAACCAAATTTTACATTAAGGTTCAATCCCCTTGTTGCTTTAGCGATAAGGGGTTTTTATTGCCCTTTTTTAGTCCGGAGAAATATGGGTATATTTATTCTTATTCTGGAGTTGAACGATTATGGGGGGTACCCCCCCTTTTTACAATAAGTGGAGAAGATTGACGTAAAATTCCAAACTTAATTTACCCCTTGTTAAAGATGAAACTTGTTTAATTAATGCTTTTTTGTAGTTATAGCTTGTAATGACAATTTCTAGTTATTGATGATTAGGGTATATGAATTGTAGCTACAAGATTTTAGAGGGGATAGTTGTTATTACTCATTCCTTGTTATTCTTACATGCAAAAGGCGAAGCTCATAGATAAAGTTGTTTCTTAAAGTTCTTTTCTTCTTTTCTTCTTTTTTTAGCGATTGATAAACAAATAGAGTGTTTGTATTTTCTTATTTAGATGTATGTTTCTTTTTAGTCGCCAATGCTTATTTCCAAGAATAGAGTTATCTTATTTTAACGAAACCATTTTATAGGTAATATTGTCGGCATTTTGTCTTTGTAAAATCCTTATCGATTAAATTTCTTCCTTTTCCCTTCGTTCCATCAATTCTTACTTTGGTGCTATTTATTTTTTTCTGTTTTCACCTTATTAAAGCCGGTAATAAAAAATTTTACAACCAGCGAATCACTAAAATGAAAATTTTGTTACAGTTCCTAACAACGATTACTAGAGCCTTTTAGTTATGGTGTTGTTAAGAACTGTAACAAGAATTGTGATTAGCAAGTTGTAAACCATTAACACTATTTTTTATTCCGGCACCGGTTAATGGTGTAAACAGTAAAAAATAAAAATACGCACCTGCGTAAGAAAGGATTACACTATGGCAAAAGAGAAAAAATTTAATCTTCTAAGGTATGTTTACGGCAGACTTTATGCCGGACAATATTACGGAGGAAATGCTGTCGGTTTCGTTTTTGAAGAAACTGATAAGATCTATTCTTGGAAAGGTATTTTGCATTGGCTGAAAAAAGAAACTAACATCTTTGACTTTGTTATCAAAAATGTTGATGACAAACACTCTATCATTGTTTATAAGTTCAATCGACAAAAGCTGATGTATGAATACTATATCAAAGGCATTGAAAATAACTTGAAGAAACTATCTCTATCTATTGAGCCTATGTGTGATTTGATTGAGAAAAAGGCTTATGATGAGTTTGAAGCTCAATATCAAAAGCCTGTTGAATACATACAAGTTGCTGATAGATGCTTATATGAGCTTAATCAGAAAATTATGCAAGAGTTGCAAAATGGAGATAAAGCGGCTTAGTTGATTTGCATAATGAATGCCCTTTGGTATAGATGAATACGCCCTTGCGGGCGTTTGTCTAACCATTGGGCTTTTCCTTTAAGAATATGTAAGGATTTAGGGTTGATTGAGCATATAGTGAAATAGCATAACGTAAGTTGCAAAAAGTAATATTTTTATCACAATAAATATTGCATTTTTCACAAGAAATAGCAACACAGTTTGCAACACAGTATCAACACACCCTAAAGCATTGGTTATATTGGGTTATAGCGATTGCATGTTGAAACATCAACACAGTTATCAACACAGCCTTATATATATAAAGAAGTAATTATTAACTAGTAATTATATTTAGTAGTTATAGATAACTAGTAAATAGTAAAGTCTATAACTAGTTATGGCAACGAGTTCCCCAAGAGTTTGTAAGGGAGTGAAGTGGTTAATGCTTCATTCCTTTGCAGATTCGATTTGGTTTGTAAAGAAAGGAATAGTTATGGAAGTACGCAATTATAAAAAAGAGTTTATAAAATGCTTAGAAAGTATAGATAGTAGTAGAAATAATTATGAGGTTTTCCAAGATTTTCTAACTATTGCTAGTTTATCTTTTCACAATGTTATTGCACACGATAAAAAAGTGGAAAAAGAATATCTTGATGTAATTGGTAAATATAAAAATAATAAAAAGTTTGCAGAATTACTTGTAATCACAACATTAGCATTAGAAGAACGACATCAAGATTTTCTAGGCGAAGTATTTATGTCAGCCGGATTTGGAAATGTTCGTAATGGACAATTCTTTACCCCGTATCATTTGTCTAAAATGATGGCCCAAATAACATTGATTGATAATGTAAAAGCTCAATTGGAAAAAGATGGATATTTTACTTTATCCGAACCTTGTTGTGGAGCTGGTGGAATGATTATAGCATTGGCTGATGTAATGCGTGAAAAAGGACTTAATCCTCAAAAAGATTTAAGATTTCAAGGAATTGACATTGACCTCAAATGTTGTCAAATGACATATATTCAAACTTCATTACTTGGTTTGCGAGGGGAAGTCTTGCATGGAAATACAATATCGTTAGAAGTTTGGAAACGATTTATAACACCAATGTCAGCTATTCCATTGGTTGCGTAGAAGATAAAAATATAAAACAAAAAAGCTCTTGTCAGTAATTTGACAGGAGCTTTTTTAGAAAGGAACAAAAATGATTTGTAAAGAATGTGGCAAAATGGTTTTGCCTAGTGATGGTCATATCATTGACGGAAGTTTTTATTGTAATGATTGTACTGTTACTTGTGAAGAATGTGGAGAAGTTTTCTTAACTGAAGATACTTATGAAACTGAAGATGGAAAATTTGTCTGTGAAAATTGTAAAAATGAATGTTGTTATGTCTGTGATGATTGTGGCAAAATTTATTATCAAGATAATTTAACTTGGATTGCAGATAAACAAATTGCCGTCTGTGAAGATTGTCTTGATAATAATTATCGTCAATGTGAATGTTGTGAAAGATACTTCTCAAAAGATGGTGTAGAAGAAACTTTTGACGGGAATTATGTTTGTAATAATTGTTATGACAATCATTATAGAACTTGTGAAGATTGTGGGTTAGCAGTACACGATAATGATTACTATTATAACGAAAGTGATGAATGTTCTTATTGTCCAAATTGTGAAGGTAAGCATCCGGAGTCTATTTATAAATATCACGACTATGACGATTTTCAGAAAAAACAAGTATTTGGAGAAACAGGTACACAAGAATTTTTCGGACTTGAAATAGAAGTTTCCGGAGATAGAAGTTATGCTGATGATTTTTTAGGCTTAGTACCTGATGTTGTTCTGATGAATGATGGTTCTATTGGTTGTGGATTTGAAATTGTAACTCAACCAATGACAAGAGGTTATATTGCTGAAAAATTTATACCAAATATCGAACGAGGTATGAAATTCCTAAGTTCAAAAGGTTTTCGAGGTCATAACGAAGGTGGTATTCATATCCACGTATCACAAGAAGTGTTTTCTAAAAAAATGTTATGTGCTTTGAGAAATGTTCTTTATTCAGAGTCTGAAACAAATATGGAAGTTTGGAAAGCAATCACTCAAAGAAAGCAGTCTGAAATTGATAGTTGGTGTAAATATAAAGATGCTAGAAGTGCAACTGATATACTGTCAGATGATTCAAAATATCCGTATATAGTCTTAGACCGATATACAGCTTTAAATTATGATCCGAGAACCGGAACTTATGAATTTAGAATTTTTAACTCCAATACAAGAATAGAACGAATTAAGAAAAATCTACAAACAGTTTTTTCGCTTGTTGATTACGCAAAATCTAAAGAAGAAACTTATCATTCTGCAAATACAGGCGATTATATCGAGTTCTTAAAAAAGAATAGTGTTTTATATCCAGACCTATTCGCATTTATCTATGAAATGGGTATTGTACAAAGATTTGAAGAAGAAAGGATAGCAGCATAATGTGTATAGCAATAGTAAAACCACAAGGTAAAGAAATTAGTGATGAATATTTAGCAAATTGTTTTGATAACAATCGTGATGGAGCAGGAATAGCTTATGCAAAAGATGGTAAATTGTATGTTGTTAAAGGGATTTTTAACAAAAAGAATTTTATAAAAGCAGTTAGAAAAGCTGAAAAACTTGCTGAAGGAGATATGTTAATCCATTGTCGTATTGGAACATCTGGATTGAATGATGAAAATAATTGCCACCCACATATTGTGAATGACAGTTTAGTTATGATTCATAACGGCATATTAGATATAGATGTACCAAGAAAATCTAAAGTATCTGATACAGTTATTTTTATAGATAAATATTTGAAAAATTTATCAACGGATTTTGTGAAAAATGAAGCAATAATGAAACTTATTGAACATGCAATAGGTTCTAATAACAAATTTGCTTTTTTAAATAACAAAGGAGAGTCTTTTATTTGTAATGCTGAAGAAGGTGTTGTTGAAGATGATATATGGTATTCAAATAATACTTATAGCTATAGTTACTATGATTTTTTTGTACAAGGCAACGATTTTGAAATATATGATTATTTTGCAGACCTTATTTACCAACTTGATTATCACGACTTATATGAACTTGGCGAGAGTCCATTGATAAATATGGAAGATTATGTTTTAGAGTCATTTTCTCTTGAAAAATATAAAGATACAGATAAATACATTTCTCTAAAAAATTATTCAAAAGATTTGTACCGATTATATAGAGATATGTATAACGAATTACAATATATGATAAATAAAGAAAGTGCATAATAGAAAGGAGTATGTGTGATAAATAAATGCAACAATTAAAAATACAATTTAACCAACATTCACTTCCGGAAGAATATGATTATGCAAATTTATATGAGAATCAATATATTAAAGATAAAACAAGTGGTATTTCTTTTGGAAGTGGATATTATGGAACGAAAACCCTTGCTTTTTACAATGATAAAAATACCGGTAAAATGTGGTCAAGAATTGATAGTGCTGATATAACTTTTCTGAATTTTGAGGAAGCATATCAGTTTATTCTAACAAACAAAATCAATGTTTATAACATATCGATTGGTTCTTGGCAAAAAGAAATACAAGAATTTGAAAGGAAAAATAAATGATAGACAAAGTTATTACAAGTTTACAAGATGTAGAATCTATGCAAGAAATCAATCTAATTACAGGATTAGAATTTGATTCAACTGATAATTGGGTTGATTTATCTGCATTTGACGAAAACCCCGAACTGAAAAAATATGTCAAAGATTATGAATTTGATGCTTTACAAAATGGCGAAGCTGATTATATTGCATTTAGATTTGATGATTAAGGAGAACTTTATGGCAGAAGAAAAATATTATGATGAAAACAAATGTCCAATTTGTAACAGTCAAAAAATTACATATTGTGGTAGTGAAATACAAAACCCATATTTATTTTATCGGTGTATTTGTGATAAATGTAATACAACTTTTGATATGTATTATGAGCTAATATATGCGGGAATAGAAAATATTATAAGAGGTAACAAATGAAAATAAAAAGTTTTAACTTTTCAGTTAATGAAATTTCTGGTAGAACTTTTGAACTACCATATAACAAGGCCATTGATTTTATAAAATCAAATTGTCCCGATAAAAATATTGATTTTGACAATATCGAAGAATACGAACTTGCAGAGCTATTATGGAATTATTGCTATGAAGATATTGAAAAATATGAATTAGATAATAATACTTTTCAATCAGAAATAGATGAAACTAAAATCTGTGAAGTTAGCGAATTGGTCGCATAAAGCCAACAACTTTACCAACAATTCTAAAATCTAATGTTCTATCAATATCAAACGGCTCATATTGAGGATTTTTTGAAATTGCTTTAAAAGAGTCAGCCGTTCTTTGAAGTCGCTTGCACATAGGTTGTCCGTCATAGCTGAAAACATAGACAACTCCGTCTATAATATCACGTTGTGAAGTATCAACCAATAGTGCATCGCCGGCTTCAATTTCTGGCGACATACTATCTCCGGTTGCATAAACTATCTCTGTGCTTTTTACATTAGCACCATAATCCTTTAATACTGTTTGCGAGATTTTGCAAGTTCCGGTAGGATTTTCATTATAAACTGAAACTCCGTGTCCACAACTTACATCAACATCTCCTCTAACCGGTATGTCGATTTCTATAAAATCCTCTTTTAGCTCGTTTTTTATTAAGATATTCATATTTTCAGTAAGTTTTTTATAAAGAATATTATCTTTGTTATTGCTTTGAGCTAAATGCTTTATAAGTAATAATCTTTCTTTTTCAAGAAGATTACCACCATAACTCTTACGACCACTAATATTTTGTTTGGAAGTATTAAGAATTTTGGCAAAATCTTCTAAAGATATTTTTCCGATAATTTCCTTGTAACTATTGATAATATCTTCTAAAAGAAATTCAGTAGGTACATCTAAAATTGTTCTCTTTGCCATATTATTTTCCTCAATATATTGTTTTTATAAGGTTATGTTAATTTGTAAAATATTATTTTACAATTAGTAAAATAATATTGACTAATTTTTAAAATTACCTCATAATATTTTACATGCAGGACTGAAAATCCTCTATCACAAATGGTCTAATATTCGAGAGTAATAGGTGTATCAAAGGTAAAACCATTTTACATATAATATTGTAAAATATCTTTTACCCAAATTCAACCTTGTTTTACGTTTTGTTTACAAAGGTTTACTTTGTATTGCGAAAGAAAGGAGCAAAATGTTTACAACAGAAGAACGTAGAAATTACATTGGTGGTTCAGATATAGCTGCCGTTATGGGTTTGAGCCGTTGGAAAACTCCACTTAAATTATGGCTTGAAAAAATCGGCGAAGTTGAACCAGATGATTTATCAAAAATCGAAGCCGTACAATTAGGTACAGAATTAGAAGAATTTGTTGCTCAAAAATTTGCTAGAGAAAAT